CCATCATTGTTCTCTAATTGCACCGAATGAGAAGTCTGTGATGTTACGATGTTGGCCACAGTCAGGCCGATCACAGTGGTCTGTGTTGCCGATGGGCAAGTGTAGATCGTTGCAGGGCTGGTGCCTACTGCTGTGTCTGTTACTACTTTGAAGGTATTAGCCATTTGTTTATCCTAGTGCGATTGCGAGTGCTACTGCCGTCCCAGCGGGATCGAAGTCGGTGGAGTCCGAGGTGGCCGCCGTGCCGAGGCCCAGTGTGGTGCGGGCCGTCGCGGCGTCCGCGTCGTCAATCAGGCTCCGACCAAATGACGTGATGCTTGATACGGCGTAGGTGTCCGAGCCCGTCGTGTAGATGATCTGGTCTGCCCCAGTGGTCAAACCTGCGATAGAGTCCAAGCCTGCATCGTATGCCTGCACATCTGTGCCGATTGTCAACCCAAGGTTGTCACGTGCATCGGAGGCGTTGGAGGCACCCGTACCACCGTCCGCGATTGCCAGATCCGTGATGCCACTGATCGTGCCACCGTTGATGTCGATGGTGGTAACAGAACCGCCATCTGTTACAGTAGCTCCTGCAAAGTTTACAGTTTCGGTTGCTGTTAGTTTGCTGGTTGTCAGGTCATTGAATGTTGGGTTGCGACCAAAGACACCGCCGTGTTTCTTGAGTATCATTGAAACCTCACGCTACTGTGCAGTTGTTGTTGGATATGATCCACCAAGCTGATGCAAGAAAAATAAGTTGACAGCTATCTCCCACGCTATTGAACGTGATGGTGCTTCCGTTTCCAAAATTTGCTGGTGTCAGAACAGCATCACCAGTGTAGGATACCATAACAATGTTTTTCATCTGGCCTGAAGCGCCATCTGCTAGTGTGAGTGCAACAGCACCAGAGGTCGTGTCTAGTGTGCTATTGATGACGGCAGTGCTTACAGCGCCTGAAGATGTCAATGCCTCGGAGCTTAAGGATTGCAATGTGTTAGGCTGAACACGGACGCCACCGATTGACAATGCTGTGGTGTCAAGCTCATTGACATTTAAAACGTCATATGAGTTTAAGTCAAGGTCGGCATTCATTGCATTTGGTGTAGAGCCGTCCAATGAAAGAGTGTTGTCAAATGCGTCACGCAGCGCAACAAAGTTTCCGTTGAGTTGCGTGTTAGATGCAAAGCCAGCAAGGATGGTTGTTACGGTGGGTTTCTTGGCCATTTGTTTTAATTCCTTTCAAGTGAGTAAGTCGGCTTCGCCTACAAACTCTCTCTTAGTAAAGCACCGCTGTTTTGGCTTTCATGACCTGGTCTTTTGAGAGCGACACAGAAGCCGTGCCAGAGGTGTAATCGCCTGTCTTGATACCAACCCTATAATACATCTCTTGAGGCTCATAGCCGACCTCCTCTGAGGGGCTAGTGAAGGTATCAGCGTCAGCAAAGTTGATGTTGTCGTAACTGCGCTGGACGGTAACGGTGGCGGAAAAGGTTCCGCTGATGGACAGATTGAAGTAGCCGAAAAGCTGAATGCTGTCCGTGAATGTGTTCTCTGCGCTAATGTCTGCCGATACGGTCTGACGTCCACTCATGTGTCTTATCCCTAATTAATTTTTAATCCTAAACGCTTCGCATCCTCAGAAAGCATGTCAAGCGCCTCAAGGTTCATCTCTTCTTCTTGCTTCTTCTTCTCACTAATTTTCTTGGCGGTGGCAGATTCTTTCTCAATCCATCCCCGATCAAGCAGTAGCTTTGCAGCTTGGAATGCGTTCTTGCCTTCCTTGGCTTCTTCTGCGATTGCTTGGATGGCGCGAGACTTAATAATAACATCAGCCTCCCTACGCCACTTATCGACGTGGGGTTTTACCTTAGCGGAGTTTCTGACTGTTTCCCAGATATTCCAAGAACCAAATACATTCTTCGCAAACGTGTATTCTGTGGGGTCGCTTGGCACATATGCCAGATAAAGCTTCTGAAGCGACACATAACGCTTGCCATTAAGATCTAGGTCATCCTCCTTGAGGCTGAACACTGCATGTTCTGGCGTCTCGTAGCAGAGCTCGATAAACAACTTAAGCGTGATAATCTTGCCGCTGCTGTTCTTGAATGTGTCTTTTGGAAACACTTGTTCGCCCTTTCAAAATGATTCCACGCATTATACCAAGAAAAGGGGGTGGTGGTCAACAAAATGGTTTGCCGAGCAGCGTTTGTAAAATGTAAAATAAATTTTCTAACCATATATTATTTTATATCCTACCTTTTTATAAATGGGTTACAATTTTACAAATAAAGATTTATATATATATATCAACAACTTATTGTGTAACCCTTTTTTGTAAAAAAAAATACTTTTTATACATCATTGAAATCATTGGGTTACATCCTGTTACTATACAAAATGTTACCTAAAATTGCCTGTTTTTTTACAAAATCATATAAAGGTTTTGTTATATGATACCTAATTCCACCGAATGTGTAACAGTTAAATTTTCCAACTGTTACAAAATCCAAATTTTGCCGAGAAAATTTTTTGTTGTATTGTACAATATAGATGCACCCCCTACCCCCCTTGCCTACCCCTGTTATATTATAACAAAAAAACATACCCCCCCCCTGGCTGTTCACCTTTTGTTCTCAATGGTAAACCAATGGTTACTAATGAGAACAAAACAAGAACGCCCAGGATTAGAATCATTCTAAACTGGAATCATTCTAAACTGGAATCATTCTAATTGTTCGTTATTATTGAACAATACTGTTCAACCGTGGACACAAAATCGCGGCAATAACTTTTCGACAATTTCTTATCTTCCCAACACATTGAAAACATTGACATTTTCGGCTGTGTGTTTTTGCACATTGGCCATGACATTTTTGTTACTTGTCCTAGATTATTTTTGGCCCCATTCTCTTAGTCATCGGAAACAAACAAGAAAGGAAACAACAGCTCTTTGACATTCATATAACCGCGCACATGGGCACCCATATACCATGAGAAGCTTGCAGACCAGTTTGGTTTGTAATGTATAGCGCACAAGGTCAAAAGATATGGGGTGAGTTGGGCGAGGTCATCGGACCTTATAAATGAACCCAAACACTGCCAGCTTGAATGCTGGGGAAAAGCTGTCTTTATCTTATGGGGCATGGTTCAGCGTCACGGGTCTTGCATAGCCAAATATGCTTAGACGTGGCCATGCTTCTATTGATGCAGATAGGAAAGGAAAAATCATGTATCAAAGAGACGTTGAAGAAATTAAAAGCCACGTTGCCAATGATCCGCAAGGATTGGTTGACGTGGTGGAATTTGTGCTTTGCACAATTCAAGCAGGTCTATCAACAGTTAAGGCGCAACGCCTTGATATCCAAACTTATGGTTTGCGGTCAAAGTTTTTGTGGGGTCAAAAGGCGGAGGGTCTCGCATATACTAGGGCAAACAAAGAGTATCTTTGGGGCAAGGTCCACGAGATAGCCGAGCAAGGATTTGACAATGTGGAAGCTTGCGCGGACGCGGTCGAGCTGTTCATGAGAATACCCAATCTTGGCATGGTCAAGGCGTCCTTTGTGGCGCAATGCCTAGGGTTCAACGTGGCATGTATCGACTCACACAATCTCAAGCGGTTGGGGTTGCCACCTACATACTTTGCAATCAACAAGAAGGCCAAGCCTGAAACGAACAGGAAGAAGGTCAAGGCCTATGTGGAATTTTGCCAGTTAGAAGGCTCCGCCTATTGGTGGGATACTTGGTGCGAATACGTGGCGGGTAATCAGGCCAACAGGTCACTGGATAGCGCGGACGTGGTGTCACGCTATCACGTCGAATGTGTAACAATGTAAAGAAAGGAAAGAAGATGGAAGAATTTGATTTCTGGGTCGAGATGACAGTCACCGTCAAGCGAAGAATACCAACCAGCATGACGGCAAAGACCAGAGAAGAAGCATTGGAAAAGATTTGGGACCGTGCAGAGTCAGGGTTACTGGATGATGAATTAATGTATGAATCTGGTGAAGTCGAAGAAGTAGTTTATGAGGTGAAGTGATGACATACGAACAGGCACGAAAAATCATAGGCAACCAGCCAAAATGGGCTGTCAGGAATATGGCCAAGGCGTTGTCTTTGCATCGATGGGTGAACACCGAAGAAGATGAATTAAGATTAACCGCTTGCAAAATATATCTGAAAGGAAAAGGATGATGGTTATTACAAATGATCTGAAGAAGGGGACGAAGATTAGGTTGGCTTGTGGCTGGGATGCCGAAGTGTATGACAACAAGAAGGGAAACATACGCCTTGCCAAGGTCTATGGATTTGAAACGGAGATCGGCAGCGTTTACGCCCACGACATAAAGCTTGCAAGGGTTGAAGGTCGCTGGGTTCCAGTCGTAGGCATTAGAAAATTAGGGGGATGAAATGACAAACTGGCAGAAAGAATCTGAAAAATTCTTGGTCGGAAAGACCATCAAGAGTGTTCGTTATATGACCGATGAGGAGGCCAAAGAGATTGGTTGGTACAAGAAACCACTCATCATTGTCTTTGAAGACGGTGAGTATGTCTTTGCCTCTAGGGATGATGAAGGCAACGACGGTGGGGCATTATATACAAGTGACTGTGACCTATACTGCATTCCAGTAGTGTGAGGGGTGGAAGAATGAATGTCTTAAGTGTGTTTGACGGTATGTCGTGTGGGCGCATTGCGCTTGACCGACTGGGAGTGCCGATCAACAACTACTATGCAAGTGAAATAGACAAGTATGCAATGCAGATTGCAAAGAAGAATTACCCTGACACAAAACATGTCGGGGATATAACCAAGGTGAGGTCCAGGGATTTGGGCCACGTCGATTTGCTGATCGGGGGCAGTCCTTGCCAAGGGTTCAGCTTCGCAGGTAAGAGGCTAAACTTTGATGACCCAAGGTCCAAGCTTTTCTTTGAATATGTGAGGATGCTGCAGGAAATTAAGCCAAGATATTTTCTCCTCGAAAACGTGAAGATGAAGAAGGAAAGCGAGGATGTTATCACTGAAATGCTGGGGGTTGAGCCGATTGAAATCAATTCCAATCTGGTGTCAGCACAGAACAGGCGGAGGTTGTATTGGACAAACATTCCACAGGATGGATTGCCTGAAGATCGAGGTATCAAACTCAAGGACATCTTGGAGTATGGGGTGGTGGATCGAGACAAGTCTCACTGCCTCGACGCTAACTACTTCAAAGGTGGCAATCTCAAATCCTACTTTGAGAAGCATAGGCGTCAGTTGGTGTTCAGCGAAGACGGGTTGTGTCAAGTCGGTGAAGCTGATGTTAACGGACACGACATCCTGAAGCGTGTTTACCATCCCGAAGGTAAGGCACCCACACTGAACACGATGAACGGTGGAAACAGGGAGCCGAAGGTGTTGGTCGGTGATACCAAATGGAGGAAGCTTACACCATTGGAGTGCGAGAGGTTGCAGACTGTGCCCGAAGGGTACACCGAAGGCGTGTCAAACACACAACGCTACAAAATGCTAGGTAATGGGTGGACTGTTGACGTGATATGCCACCTTTTGAATGGGCTTTCAACAACTGAGGATAAGGAAGAATGATTACATTTAAACTTGAAGAAGAAGGCAGGAAGGTGGATCATTCCATCGAGAACGAAGGACTGACCTTACAAGATCTGTTCATGTTCTGGGTGGACTTCGCGTCTGGGTGTGGGTACGCACTAGACAAGGTGGAGATGGCAGAACTGTGGAATGGTGACACAGACCGAGAGATTGCAGAAGTGCTCGACGCACATCTAGAGACGGAGACTAAACTGGCCAAAGCTATTGAGGCCTTGGAGGGTGTGAAATCTTTTGCGGATGACTTGTATCCGAGCAGGGGCGAGGGTGCAGCATTAGTTCCGCGACTGGCCAAGGCTGTTAAGACTTTGGAGGAGTTGAAGAAATGAAAAAGTACACAAAAGAGGAACTGAATGAAATCTTAGAAAAGCATGATTTTTGGCTTTATGGAGAAGAGGGCGGTGAGAGGGCAGATTTACGTGAAGCCGATTTAGCTGGTGCCAATCTAGCTGGTGCTGATCTAACCGATGCTAATCTAAGATATGCCAATCTGTCTGGAGCCTTTCTAGCTGAAGCTGATCTAACTGGTGCTAATCTGGTTGGGGCAAGCCTAGTTTGTGCCAATCTATATAGTGCAATTCTGCTTGATGCTGATCTATCTCGCGCCAATCTATATCGTGCCAACCTAACTGGTGCAGATTTGTATGCTGCCTACCTATATCGTACCAATCTAATTGGCGCTAACCTAACTGATGCTAACCTGTCTGACACCGATCTAACTGGTGCCTATGGATTATGAGGTGACAAATGCGTGACATTGCAGAATTTTTAGAAGACCACGAAGACGAGGTTGTTGCGGAGGCTCTCAAGAAACACTACGACCTATGCAAAATGACAGAGGCAAACCAAGAAATGCTTGATGCCATTGCCCTTGTGCTCAAGGACTTCATGCCACCAAGTGATTACCTAAAATGGATAAGGGAAATAGCAAAATGAATACTCCTGATAAATGGGCAATCATAGGATTCAAGGGTCCTGATGAGCATCATCGTGTGTTGGCTGGGTGGTATGGAGGATATCTTTACGGCGATTACTGGCGTATCAACAGTGGCATTACCAAGGTTGAAGAGGACGGTGACTACTACCTGTTCCATGGATACAGTGGTTCGGTTTACAAATGCCACAAAGATTCCTATGGATTGTCTTCATTAACTGCGGGTGTTTATTTGGGTTTGGAAAAGCACCACAATGTCGAGGTGCTGCCCAGCACAACAGACTGGCTATCATTATTAAAGGAGGAAGACAAATGGCAAACAGATATGTAATGCTTACGGCGATCAGCACCTTTAAAATTCGCTATGCGATACCAGAGGAAGCACTATCAGCAGACACAGATCAAGGGCTCATTGATAAGGCCACCGATGCTGTCATTGCTGAAAAGGTGGAAGAGTTCTCACAGGAATGGCTAGGTGAGACTGTCATAGATGAAAAGATATGCACTGAAGAAGAGATGCTTGAGATATTTGACAGGGAAAATGATTACCTCAAAGGCTGGACTAGAGAGAAAAAGATAGACCATGTTCGGAGGTCAAAATATGAAGTATGAAGTGAAAGTTTCTAAGCAATGCGTGATGGAAGGCGTTGTCTTTGTGGACGCAGTGGACGTGGCCGATGCTATGGCCAAGGCTGCCAACCTTAACATGTTCAACGAGATCAAGTACTACGAAGTAAAAGATTATGGATTTTCAATAGAAGAATGGAGGAAGATCAGTGACACATAACCAGGCATTCGAAATAGCAGTACACCATGCCCGCAACTTTGATTGGGACGTGGACGAGATGATGGCCGATTTGAAAGACTTGGTTGGCCAGAGAATAACAGCAGAGCATGACGAGTGATGGAGGCCTCGTTAATTGCAACAATAATCTTTCTAATCTTGACGTTAACATTTGACCATCTTTTGGCAATGTTATATAAATTGTTTTCCTGTACACAAAAGCGAAAGGATGAACGCTGATGTCTCAACTTAAACTTAACAACGTCTCTGCAATGTATCCGAAGATCGACAAGACCTATCGGTTCGACCAGAGTGAAAACCGTTCTGTTCCGTGTGACCCACTAGAAGATGGTGCAGAATACAGCCTCAACTTCGAGGTATCTGAAGAGCAATACAAGAAGATTGAAGAAGCTTGCACCGCTGCTTGGGAAGAGTTTCGTAAGACGGAAACCAAGGCACCTGCCAAGCCAACCTACATGCCAGTCAAGGTTGCAGAGGATGGACGCTACATTGGTAAAGCAAAGCTGAAGGGTGCTTACAGTGGACAACCAACCAAGAAGCCCCTTCAAGTGGACGCTCAAAACAATAAGCTGCCTGATGACTTTCAATTAACCACAGGTTCGATCATCAACGCCATTGTGAATGTCAAGCCATACAAGGCTGGCGCGACCAACGGTGTGGGTCTTCGCCTTGTCGGGGTTCAGGTGGTTGACCTTGTGGAAATGGCAAGCCCGTTTGATAAGGTAGAGCACGGCTATGTGGGATCAACTCCTGTAACCACCTCTGACCAATGGGTAGAAAATGGCGGAGACGCTGTTCCTTTCTAAGAATTGGTTGCATCTATCATAAAGAAGGGGGGTTACGGCCTCCCTTTTTTTATGTATATCTTGCAAGAAAGGAGGAAAGTTAATGCACGATCTAGTTCAAATTGCCGTCGACCAAGACGGTTTGATTATTTACAACAACGACGACGAAGAGATATCTTCCTACGTTTTTGTCAAAAGCCAGAACAGGTTCTACCACCCCACCACTGGGGTCTACCTTTCAATCACTGCATTCGATTTGGAATTTGCTGGGCGTGTGCCGAGACGTGCTGGAAGGGCGTCTGTGTATGCTAAGAGTGAGCTGCACATTCCAAGCGTGGAAGATGTCATCTATTACCCAAGGGTAGCAGCAGGTGACGTATTCATTCTTGATCATGTTCCTTACGTTAACGGATTGGTGCCAACCAGTATACCAGACACGGACAGTAACTGGATGGTCAGTGATGCGTGGACAACATGTCTGAAGCATCTGCACAACATGTTCGAACCAGCGGATGCTGATGCTTTGTTAAAGTGGATGGCTCACAACGTGCAAAAGCCAGGACACAAAATCCTTTGGGCACCCATCATTATTGGTGTTCAGGGTGATGGTAAAACATCCATCGTGAAGATGCTGTCCTATGCAATGGGTCGACGTAACGTGAAGCATGTGTCGCCAGAGGCTTTGGATTCTAGCATTCAATGGCTACGCAGCAGGTGCTGCCGTTGTTGCATTGGAAGAGGTGCGCGTGATTGGTAAGTCACGGCATCCGAATTATGGAAAAGCTGAAGTCCTTTGTTGACCAACGATGTGATCGAAGTTGTGTCGAAGGGTCAGGACGGTAAGCAGGTTCCCAACACCACCAACTACATTGCATTGAGTAACCATGAAGATGCTTTGGTCCTTGATCAGAACGACAGGCGCTGGGGTGTAATGAAGACAAGGTTCCGTGACAGGGAAGAGATGCTCGAAAAGTTTGACGACGAATACTGGCAAACTTTGCACAGGACCATAGAAGAAAACCCAGAACAAATCAGGGGTTGGCTTCTTGGCGAGGATATTTCGAAGTTCAATCCACACGTTGCCCCTAAGATGACAGACGCCAAAGCTTCTATGATTAAGTCTTCACGCAGTGGTGCCTGCCTTGAAATCGAGGGCGTCATCAACACACAGAAAGGTGTGACCAGCAGTGCTATCATATCACCTGCCCTGTCTGATGCCTTGAAGAAGAACGGTTACAACATGCCAAGGGGTAAGGCGCTTACAAAGTGTCTGGAAGAGCTTGGATATGTCAGTTACCATAAGACCGTAAGGTTCGAAGACTGGGTTGGTCGAGTGTTCTATAGAAAGGATTTGTCGGAAGACGAACCCACGCTGATGGAAATTAAAGCAGCCCTTGAGACCATAGACATCGAGTATGCAGAGGAGATTAAAGATGACGGAATCTTCTAAGGAAGTGGCACAGAAGAAATGGATCGAAGACAAGATTAAATTTTATAAGACCGTATACAAGAGCGATGACAGGAACGCAAAGCTTCTCGCATACGGTGATGCCATCGAAGCTCTGACTGCTGCAAGGCACAAGAGAAACGAGTTTAAGCACAAGATATGTGATCACTGCGGAGAGAAGACCGAAGAGAAAATAAAAATCGGTAAGGGCTGGGCATACATTTGCATTGACTGTCGCATCGAATGGTGGCAAGAAATGCTTAAAAAATGGGCAGAAATACACACTGGGTCAAGGGAATTGCCTAAAGATTAGGCAGAATTTGTAACCCATTTCGAACTGTTACAAAATTTTACAGCCAACTGTTACAAAATAAGTCTTTGATATTTATATATAAAACCTTGTTTTGTAAAATTGTAACAGTTAAATAAGAAAAAGCTGGGATATAAAATATTTTTGGGGTGAAAAATAAAATTTTACAGTTACAAATTACACAGTGACTACCACCCCCTGTCTTTGTTATAATCGCGAAAAGGAGAAGACAATGAAATTACTGATACTAAAATCATTGGAAAACCTGTGGCACGTGGTCGATGAGGTTGAGCACACCGCAGACATGAGTGGGGAAGACCATATCATCAAACAGTTGAAGGGTATTGCCTTTAGATACGATAAGGCGTTTAGTGACCTATTCGACGCGCTTGATGTTGTCGACGAAGACGACATACAGGTTGGTTTTACCAACCAAGAGGAACTCCCCGATGAAGAAACTTGAAACTCTTATAGAAGACATGTCCGAAGTCCTGAAGGGTGGGGGCGGATGGAGTGAATCCATCTCCCACATCTTCTCGCTGGACATGTTCAACACATCACTGGCAAGGTTCAAGACAAGGCAGACACCAAGGAAGCATCTGTCAATGTCCTCACTTGGACAACCTTGCAAACGTAAGATCTGGTATAAAATTAACAAGGGTGAGGTTGGTGAAGAACCAAAGCCTTCCGATCTTCTCAAGTTCTTTTACGGTGACATGATCGAGTCGTTTGTCCTGCACCTTGCAATGGCGGCAGGTCATGACGTTGACGGTATGCAGTCTCGTATGGAGATCAACGGGATCAGGGGACACAGGGATGCAGTTATTGACGGAGTCACCATCGATGTTAAGACTGCCAGTCCTTACTCTTTCAACAAATTCAAGGAAGGCAACCTTCGAAACGAAGACCCTTTCGGTTACATCAGCCAGCTCTCGTCTTATGTTTATGCTGCCAGGGATGATGATGTCGTCACTGACAAGAAGCGTGGCGCATTCCTTGTCATCAACAAGGTCAGTGGCGAGATGGTTCTTGACGTGTATGACTTGACCGAAGAGCTTACCAAGAAAGAAGAAGAGATTGATTTGGTGAAGGGAGTTGTTGCTGGGCCTCGTCCCAGTAAAAGGCTAGACCCTGTCCCCGTAAGTAAGACAAGCGAAAACAAAAAGCTTTGTATGCACTGCACTTTCTGCGAGTACAAGAAAGACTGCTGGCCAGAGCTTAGGGTGTTTGAGTACAGCAACGGACCTATGTATCTTGTCGAGGTGAATACCGAACCAAGCGTCACGGAGATATAAATGCTTACATCTTCAGCCAAAGCGAAGGGCAGGAGACTTCAGCAATGGGTCAGAGATCTTATCCTTGACCTCTTCTCCACACTTGAGGAAGATGACGTGAAGTCCACAAGCATGGGCGCTGGTGGTGAAGACGTCCAACTAAGCCCTGCTGCCAGGAAGCTCATGCCCATTACTGTTGAGTGTAAGAACAAGAAATCCTTTGCCGTTTATAAAGACTATGAACAGTCGGTAAGTCACAGTAAAAAATTTGAGCCAGTTCTTGTTATCAAAGGTGACAGGAAAAAACCGTTAGCCGTGGTAGATGCCACACATTATTTCAAATTATTAAGAGAGGTCGCAGATGATTAAAATAAAAATACACAAGGTTATCGAGGGGCCTATGGAGTGTCCAGAATTTGAAGGACGCTGGATCAACCTTTGCCTGTGCGAGATAGAAGGCGAGACAGATCTTGTCGTTGACGAGGTTTACTTTGAAGACTTCGAAGACGCTAGAGCTATGTATGACCAGCTCCAAACAACCATCGACCCCATTGTCATTAGTATGCCCACCGAAGAAGACTTCTTAAAAATAACGGAGAGCTGATGTTGGATATGGAAGATAAACTTGAAGCCTTACTTCAGAACTACGGGATGGATACTCTTATAGAGCAGAGTGAAATTAATCCTTTGGTTATTGTAAGGTTTCTCGTCGAGGAGGGATGGATAGACCTCGAAGAATATTTTAATTTAGATGCAGAAGAAGAATATTGGAAGGAACTAGAAGAGTGAACAATTATCTACCAACAGATTACCAGAACTACATTGCCACCTCACGCTACGCACGGTGGATTGACAGCGAGAACAGACGCGAGACTTGGGCCGAAACAGTGAACAGGTACACATCATACATGATGTCAAAGGTTGACAGTGATGACATCCCCTGGGACGAAATTGAAACTGCTATCCTTGATCTGGATATTATGCCATCTATGAGAGCTATGATGACTGCTGGCCCTGCATTGGAGCGTGACAACACAGCAGGTTACAACTGCTCCTACCTGCCAGTCGACGACCAGAAGGCGTTCGACGAGGCTATGTACATTCTTTTATGTGGAACGGGCGTTGGATTTTCGGTAGAAGAGAAGAGCATCCAAAAGCTACCAGAGGTTCCAGAGCGTATGGAAGCCACGGAAACCACCATCCTTGTCAAGGACAGCAAGGAAGGCTGGGCAAAGGGGCTACGTCAATTGCTTGCCCTGCTATGGTCTGGGGAGATCCCTAAGTGGGATCTGTCCAAGATCAGGCCCGCAGGCGCACGATTAAAAACATTCGGAGGCAGAGCATCTGGCCCTGCTCCGTTGAATGACCTGTTCACTTTCTGTGTTAACGTGTTCAAGAATGCACAAGGTCGTAAGCTCACCTCCCTGGAGTGTCACGACATCATGTGCAAGGTCGGAGAGGTTGTCGTTTCTGGTGGTGTACGTCGCTCCGCTATGATCTCCCTCTCCGATCTATCTGACGACCGTATGAGACATGCCAAGTCTGGTCAGTGGTGGGAAGGCAACGCACAACGCGCACTTGCAAACAACTCGGCCACGTATAATTCCAAACCAGATATGGAAACCTTTATGCGTGAATGGCTGTCACTGGTAGAGTCAAAGTCTGGTGAACGTGGCATATTCAGTCGTGCTGCTTCGAAGCGTCAAGCAAAGAAGAACGGGCGTCGTGACCACAACTTCGAGTTCGGCACCAACCCCTGCTCAGAGATTATCCTGCGACCATACCAGTTCTGTAACCTCACAGAGGTGGTTGTAAGAGCCACTGATACGACGAAGACACTTCTCAGGAAGGTAAAGCTGGCCACGATCTTAGGCACCATACAGTCGACCCTCACGCACTTCCCTTACCTTCGTAAGATTTGGAACAAAAACACGGAAGAAGAGAGATTGTTGGGTGTGTCACTGACAGGCATTATGGACAACCGCTTAACCAACTGCCACCACGACACGTTAGGCGACCTGCTCACAACAATGAGAGCAACCGCTGTCGAGACAAATAAAAAATATGCAGAGATGTTGGGCATTCCCCAGTCTGCTGCAGTCACGTGTGTCAAGCCTTCAGGCACGGTGTCACAGCTAGTTGATTCTGCAAGTGGTATTCATACACGTCACAGCGAATATTACATTCGCACTGTCCGTGGTGACAAGAAAGATCCGTTAACCCAGTTCATGATCGACGCTGGTATCCCTGCGGAGGATGACTTCTACAACCCTGACAACACAATGGTGTTCAGCTTTCCTGTCAAGTCGCCTGAAGGTTGTGTGACACGTGAGGATCGCACTGCCATTGAACAGCTTGACCTTTGGTTGGCTTACCAGCGTGACTGGTGTGAGCATAAGCCGTCCGTGACTATCACGGTGCGTGACGAAGAGTGGCTGGAAGTTGGTAGTTGGGTATACAAGAACTTTGACGAAGTATCAGGTGTGTCATTCCTGCCACACTCAGACCACAGCTACAAGCAAGCGCCCTATCAAGAGGTTGGTAAGGATGAATACGACTCGTTGATGGAACAGATGCCAGCCTCAATTGACTGGACAAAGCTTGCTGATTATGAGTCAGAGGACAACACCAAGTCCAGCCAGACACTAGCCTGTACAGGAGATATCTGCGAGGTCGTCGATGTATAAAACATGTACCAAGTGCGGGGCCGAAAAGCCCCACGCTGAGTTTAGTAAGCATAAGCGAGCAAAGGATGGCCTACAACCTTATTGCAAGGCTTGTGATAATGAACACAACAAGAAATGGCGTGAAGATAACAGGGAACGTATGCTCGAACGCAGTAAAAAATGGAACGAAGAAAACAAGGAGCGCAAACGCGAAAGCGATAAGAAATGGCGTGAAGATAACAAGGAACATGTGCGCGAATACACTAAGAAATGGGCGAAGGATAACCCACACATTGGTAGAGCAAAGGCCCAAAGACGTAGGGCCAGAAAGAAGGCAGCGTTACCATACCTAAGTGAGAATGACAATCTCGCGCTAAAGCTACTATCAGAGGAAGCTTCAATATTAGGAGAAGGCTGGCACTTAGATCACATAGTCCCGTTATCCAAGGGGGGTCTACATCACCCCGACAACTTGCAGATTGTGAGGGGATCTTATAATCTGAGCAAGAAGGACAAACTGTGGCAGGACAGGAAGTACGTATGACCCAATCATTTAAAGAAGGGAACAACGCAGAAGAACAGTTTATCCAGCTTCGTGGTGACAAGTTTATTCGTAAAGCCGACAGAGAAGAGAATATCCACGAGCATTGGGATGTTTTGGACAAGGAGTTAGGTCGTGTCGATGTGAAAGCAGCAAAGCGCAAGTTTAGAAACGGGCCTGTAGACTTTACTATCTGGTGGGAATTGCGTACGGTTAAACGTCCACCCGAGAATAAACCAGCTAAGGGTTGGGGTGTACCGAACGGCATCAACAGGTTTATCGCAGTGAGAAGCGAAGACAAGTTCATCCTGATTGACCCCAGCAACATCTACGAGGATCTACAGAAGAGGTGTGTGGAATATTACAGAGGTGAGTTTGGTTTACACACACGCCCTGGCCGTGGGGACTTGATGACCATACTGCCATTGGAGTATGTTATAGAGAACGCAACAATGGAGTTAGAGATATGATTAACGGCGAAGATGAATATTGGAACCTTGCACACGCACTAAGCAGTTGTGCCCACGAAGAACTTGCATCATCACATCAGGATGATTTATCATCCAAGGTGGTGAACCAGCCCAGCCACTATACATCTGGCGGCATTGAATGCATCGACTACCTGAAAGACAACCTGCCAACCGAGGTGTTTCACGGTTATCTTGAAGGGAACGTAAAGAAATACCTGCACCGATGGCGTTACAAACAAAAGCCTGTGCAGGATCTGAAGAAGGCACAGTGGTACTTAAACAAACTAATCAGTGAGTTGGATGGTAAACCATCCTGATGTAATGATGCAAGTTGGAATAAAAAAGGGAGCCGAAGCTCCCCTTATTTTTTTCTTTGTCCGCTTCTTTGGCCACTTCTTTAGACGCTTTGGTGGCCAAGGAGGTGGACCCTTCTTATTTCTTTGGCCGTTTCTCTGGCATTGGATAGCCTTTGTAGTTATCCATAAGAGAAGGTCTGGGACGTGGCATAGGTTTCATGTCATCACCTGGTGGTGTCTTACCCCTATTCATTTCCATTGACCGTCTTGCCTGATCACGATTAATCTCGACAGGGGACATAGAATTCTTGCCCTCCTTGGTCTTTTCCATTTGACGAGCGAT